TATCAACAATCCCAATACATCTAGCACCGTCAATTTTTCGGCTAACATACCATCCATCCTTCCAATCTACAAGTTTAGGCTCATACTTATCTGCAAGAGCAACACTAAACTCTGGAATATGGTCAGGAATAGCCTTATTGATAATCTTATCACCAGCACGGGTTTTCAAATCCTTGTCAATAATACAATGGATAAGTTCTTCGTATTCGGAATAGTGTTCAATAAAACTATTCACAGCAGAGATAGCATCGTGTCCAGTAATCTTTCGACTCTTTAGAGCATCCAGTAGATCAAAGAAATTTTTGTATTCATTTTTTCTGGCTACAAGATGATTCTTCTTCTTGAGATTATCACTAGTGATATTGTATTGCCACAACGGATGATAGGTATAAAGCAAAATATTCTTAGTGAAAGATGCTGCGGCACTATTGTGTCCGCAATAATCCAGAATAATTCCTTGTTTATCAATAGTGCTGCTAGTGGCACGAAGATCACGAACCATTCCCATAACATAATTAAAATCGTGAATCATTCCAAATAGTCTCCTGTGTGTATTGCCATTCTACACTAGCGTTATCGACTTGTCAAGCCACCCTACTTGAATCCTTCTGTCTGGACAACAGATTATTGAGAGTATCTACAACTCCATTTATTAATACTGGTAATTCATCAGCACTAATATCGCTTCTTAGTAGAACATAATTAAGAGCATTTAAAACTCCTTGAGCATTATCTCCTAATTGACCAATACCAGTATTGCACTTATCACAAGCCCAGCCTCTAAACTTTTTAGTTTTTTTACAGTGATCTAATCTTTCGCTGTTTTTTTCTGAAAATAACTTATGACAACATTCACAGTTATTTGGTACTGGTGGTGCTTTTTTTCTTATCTTATATCTTATCTTAGTTTCTTTTTTAACACAACTTTTACATCTACTATCCAGACGATCTTTGTGTCCTCTATGTTTAGAAAAGGATTTACTATTTTTTCTTTTACCACAATAAACACAAATTTTTCTACTCATATTGGACGAGTCGGGAGTCGAACCCGAGTCTTAGCATAATTAAAATTATATCTTCTACAAGTTTATTATGTTCATAAGTTTTATGAAAGATTAAAGAACAAACAACATTCATCTTTCCGTACCAACTAATCTCAGGCTAGAACCCGTTGGCTATTCTAGCAGCCGAAGGATTTTACATCAATCTTTTGAACGCTACCTTCATCGCTTTCTAAGATTGTTGCTACTCTTTTTTATCAGGCAGCAAGGGCTAATTGATTTACGCCAATTAAGCGTTTGGTCTGCTTTTAAGGAGGCCAACAGACCAACCTCCACTTGCTAATATAATTCTCCTTATGTAATCGAAACCATTTCTCGCCCTATTTTTCACTACCCTCATCAATTGGTATGATATTAGTGATCGGCCCAATACCTTCAAGTTTATCAAACATTGCATTTAGTTCGGATTCTCTTATAGAAATTATACTAGACCCACATTGTTGAAAATATATTTCTTCAACGTATTCCATAGTATAAAATTGAAATACATTCAAACCCACACTCAAAGCAAAACCAATCATCAAAATAATATCAAAACAAAAATGTCTCATAATAATCTCCTGGGTTAATAGGGCGTGTTGGAGTCGAACCAACCTTTTGAATACCTTATAAGAGTATGTGCAACTACCGGCTGCAACGCCCCATAATTATTGTTGTTGTTCTAATTCATTCAGTTTTTTTTCAAGAACCTCTATCTCTTTATAATACTTCTGACAAGACTTGCAGAAATCCGAAGAAATATAATCTCGTATGTCTGCAATTTTATCCTTTAGGTTTCTTATTTCGTTTTCTTTTTGATTTAGATTCATTTTTATTCTCCGTCCAGAAAATCATGGTATTCTCTTTATCGCTCCATGCACACTGAACCAAGTCTTTAGCAGCAAGTCTTGCTAAACCAATATTATGAATCCATACACAAGTTTGTTCAAAAATTTCACCATTCGCATTTTCATCTAGCATCGGCCTATTTTCTTCATCAAAACCAAGACAGTTTTCTTTAACGAGATTAATCATTTGACCAATAGAAATATACTCATTAAGATCATCGTCATAAGTATCACAAATATTTTTGGCCGCACAGACCCTCATTTCTTCTGCATAACCTTCTAAATTAGTAATAGCATAAACTTCGCTCATGGTATTCTCCAATTAGATATATTTCTTTACACCAGAACCAGACTGACTATCATTAATATGGTCAATTGTATCTTGCATATTACGCTCTCCCCTAGAAAGCCATCTTTCATCCTCATATAGTGCTGTGATCATTTGAGGAATCCAATGCTGATAAGCAATATCGTACTCTTGAGGAAAATAATCTTTTAAAATACGCTCAATATGGAACAGATTTTCACTGATAGAATCTCTGTGGTCAATTAGTTTATTTAATTGATATTTTTGATCATTAGTTAATTGTGTCATACAACTTCTCTAGGTTTAAGTTTGAGCAACTTGTGTTTAGTTTTCCAAACTTTAGTCTCTTGATTCTGAATATCTCCACCCATATAAATATGGCAGAAGCCTTGGTATTTGTCAAGTCCATAAGCAAGGATTCCATTATCATCAATACTCTCAACAAGAAATCGTCCACGATAACCCATAGGGATAAACTCCCCCTTGCTAACATAGTATGGGCCACCAGCAACCTTAATTTTATCACCCTTTACCAGATCCCGCCAATTAATATCACGAATAATCTTGGTATTTTTCTTTTCCTTACTCTGGCATTTGAAAATAAAAGGAGTATTGCATTGTGGACACATAAAAGCACGGGGGCCAGTCAAATGACCACACTTATCGCAAGTCTTTTTACCTTTAGGCATTTTCAGTCTCCTGTGTTGTTGTCGTTATGCTCTAAGTATAGCACACTAATCGGCACTGTCAAGCGATGCCCTTTAGTGATTTTTCGGATTCGTCTTTTTTGTCTTTATCTGGAATAATTTTAAGGCTGCCCTTATTATAGTGACAAAAATAACTACTATGAATTTTTCTTTTCATCAAACGATCAATCTCATCAAAGAATTCAATATAAACATTAATGCGATAACGATTATCAAATACATTAATAATTTTAGTCATCCAATAATGTTTAGGCTTCTCAACTTGTTTAAACAAAAGACTTTCGATTTCAAGATCCATTATTATTAATCTCCGGTTTTTGATAAGTATCTACTGCAAGAGAGATTTTCTGGTCTGCTGGTGTTTGAATAAAATCTGTAGGATAATAGTCTAGTGTTTCCCAATCCCATACCTCAACATTTTCTTGCCAAGGAAAACTCCCAGGGTTTTTAATATCATTTGCTCTTTCATGCAAATAATTATATAAATCTAACCAAGTCATTTTACTCACCTAGCCCTTCTGTTTGCTCTATCAAGGATACGAATAGTTTGTGTAGCATTACTAGGAACCATAACAAGAGATGGTGCAGTTTTATGATTCCAGTCCATGAAACCCACAGCACGACTCTCTACACTACAAGATTTACAAAGAATCTGGCGACCAGTTTCAACAAGAAACTCATAACGATCAAAATCAATCTGATTTTTGCAGTAAATACAGTTCATGGTTGTCTCCGTTTGTCGGATTATACCATAACCATCGGCACTGTCAACCCTTCTACTTGAGTTTGATTTTTTATAAAAATTTCCAATGCTGATTAAATCTGTTATCGTCGTGATCTATAATTTCTCCAACAAATTCTTTATTGATTCTTTTTGTTGGGAAAGATCTCTTTACTTTATCAAAATTAAAAAACTCATCATGCACCATACAATTATTCTTAATTATAGGATATATAATATGTGCTAAAAAATTTTGATCTATACCGTAGTGATTTGCCTTATTAAAATTATTAATAAGATATCCAATATTAGAAATTATATTATTTTTAGTTCCCCACATACCACCTAAAATTAATGCTCTATGATAGGGATGATCTCTCATTATATGAAATCCCTTATCCGAATTTATCCATTCATCTACCGCTAGTTTTTCTCGTAAATTTAATCTAGAATCAGTATCTCTAGAAATCATCATTTCAATATTATTTTCTGATGCTGGTAAGAATCTCCAAAACATACTGGTATTATTTCCAGGTTCATTCATTTGAATAATTTCAGTATTATCAATCTTTTTTAGTTCATCAATAATATCTTTAGGTACAGATTGACCAGTGTAAAATCTACAAATCCAACCAGGATAAATTTCCTGTGCTAATTTTGCGTTTTTAATAGCGCCAATTGTATACTTTTTATTATTTCCCCATAAACAAAATGATATTAATTTTTTCATAATATTTATTTTAAAATTTTTAATCCAATATCATTATATGATAGATTATTATCTGATAATATTATTTTAATCTCACTCAGATATTTAGCATAGTAATTCATAAATGGCTTTATTGGAATTCTTATATCTGGTTTAGCCCATCTTGTTTGCTCTTGGTATCTACCAACACAAAACATAGTTCTCTTGAATCTTTTGATATTAATACCAAGCGATAAATGGTATTCTTTTTGAAAAGATTCTGGATTATTACCAGCATCTGGATTATTAATAATAAATTTTGTAATTTGTAATCCATTCAGAAAAGTGTCGTGATTACACATATAAAATCTATCACATATTCCACCATAGTCCTCTCCTTCTGGACTATAAATGGTATTTTTTTCAATTACTGGTAGATCATTACTAATATAAAAATGATCCGCTCTAGTTAAAATATATCTATCATAGTGGAGATTATATTGAATAATATTATGGTATAATGCTTCTCTTAAAGCAAAACCAATCATACCTGATCCAGATAATCCTTTATATGGCCCCCATAAATTATGTGTATGTTTTATATTTCTCCATTTGGTATCAATACTATCATAAATTTCTTCCCAGATATTTGGATTAGATTCATCAACTTCCCAAATATATTTAGCGTGTTTTCTCCAAATTGAATCTTGGTATGTATTTCCTACACAAAGGGCTAAATCAAAATGCTGATCCCCAAAGTGAGATAGATATGATCTGTAAGGCAAATCTCCGCCACGCAAATTACCAATAATGCAAAATAGGGTTTTCATGTGTGTGTCCATCAGAATCTATAAAATTTGAATCATCATCACTATAATAGATTTGTTTTAAACCAACGGCATTTAATAGTTTATCACAATTAGTGCAAGGCTTACTTCCTAGAATAAGTCCTTTTCTATTAATTCGCAATACACACACTGCCCAACTAGGATCAATGGTATTATACATATCCAACAATTTAGAAATAAGATGAGATTCAGCATGGATGAATGGATATTCTTTATATTTGGGTAGATTAAATTGTTCACCTATTCTATAAGCCCGTGCATGGGTTTTAATCGGGTTGTTTTGGGTGAAACAAATCATTTTGTTGCCATCAAAGGCAGCAGCATAATGATAACAACGAATAAGAGGATTAGGGTTCCAATTTGCATAGGCTTTACGAATCGTTTTGTTTAGTATCTTCATTTTTAACCAAAGGTTTTAATCTAATTTTTTGTGGTTCTTTTCTTTTTGGTTTGAAATCGCTCAATGGAATTTTTTTGGGTTCTTTCATAAGCATCCTCACTTGTCTGCTAAAATATATAATCCTATATTTGAAAAAGCATATCCACAATAAGCATAAAACATACCATAATTACCAGATCGTAATTGTTCTATAGCAACATAACTATAAATTAGACCTGTGATTATAATAAGTGGCCCACTCATACTGCTACTCCTTTGCAGATTTCCTCAAATCTTTCTATAGCATAGTCTTTTGCTTTGAGTTCCATGTCAATATCAAAATCTAATCCATAAGTATTAAATGGATTTTCAGCATAATCAGCATGAGCACGGGGATTATTTCCGGGTTTACTCTCACTATAATGAAAAAGTGGCTTATGTCCATGCCAAGTATCGTGACAAGCCTTAATTGCGGTTTCTTCATTTAATCTATCTGGATGACACTTATGATGAAGATAGTCAAAAGTAATTGGGATATTTGTGTTAGCATGAAAATAAGTAATAAGTTCAAAAACACTCCAACAATTAAGTTTATCATCATTTTCGATAACAAGTCGAGACTTGCAGTTGTCATCTAGTCTATCAAAATTACGTTTAAATCTTTCAATAATTTCAATATGAGTGCCGTTCTTATTATGAACGTGCATATTCATGGGTGCAGAATAATTTGCTGGAAGTCCAATTCTGTCAAAGAAACTGCTGTAGAAGTTGAGTTCTGTGATTGTTTTATCAATTGCTTTTTGATTGTTTGATGCCAATACATTAAATTCACTTGGATGACAAGTGACACGAACATTAGTAGAGGCAATAGTCTGTGCAATATTATCAAACTCATCTTGAATACTATCATAATTAGGTAAATCTTCTAAACTCACATTGGCTTCGTCATAAGTGATAAGAGGAAAAATGTCGCTGCTAACCCTGTAGCAATAATTATTATCTGCACAAAATTGAATCGTCGCATTAGTTACTTCCAGATTATTAAGTATTCTATCACCTAGAGTTGATAATGCTTCTTCTCTTGAGAGTGTAGAAAATCTTTTAAATGTCATGGTCTGATGTTTCAGACCTTGTTCTTTTAATTTCAGACTGATACAGCACAAACCGTAACGCATAGAATCTCCTTGATGGCATCTTACCATATTATCGGCAGTTGTCAACACAGAATTTAGACTTCTGTTTGGTAAGGTATAACTGAATGAATTTTAACTATTTCATGATCCATACCAAAAGTATCTTCAAAAGTCTTTCTGGCATGAGATGAGGATTCTGCTTTTACTGATTCACAAATTAATATATGCTGTTTATTAGTATCGAACTTATTATAAACTTGTGCGGTAATTGCGTATTCTAATTCCATCCTAAAGCCTCACTAGTAATTGGTAGTTGTTCTTTGAATATATCTTTTGTTTCATTGGCTAAAATCATATGTTCTTTTTGAGTTCCGTTTGAGGATCGTAATTGTATCCAATGAATAAAAGAACGAACCGAACCACTCATATAAATTCTTGTGGGTGTTGCTAACGGTAGAACAAATCTAGCACATTCTTTAGCAATACCATCAGCGATTAAACCATCATATATTTCTTTACCTCTTTTGAAGTAATCTAAAATATGATATGTCCATAATTGTTTTGTAGCCTCATCAATATCATCAATACTGTTTTGTCTATTCTTAGTATCCTGACGCCTCAATTCAAACATAGGAATATCCTGGGCTAACAGTGTAGTATCAGCATATCGTTGACTAAATTCTTGAAATGTAAAACTTCTATGTCTTAGAATTTGTGCGGCAATACCTCTGGTGGTATTTATTTCAATTGTGATAAAAGCCTGCTCAAATATAGACCAGTGCTGATGTTTAATGCAATAACCCAACAATTTAGAATAATTATCGTTATCTTGATTAGTGGGGTTTGAAACTCTCGCACAATAGGCCATTAATTTTTCTGCATCTGGAGTTATACTAATTAATTTAATTTGACTCATTTAATTATTTCTCTTGATAAGGTAATATATTATATTTTTGATGAAAGAAAAAACATGGCAATCTTTCAAAAATAAAAGGATGATAAGGATAGTATGGTCTACCAAATATTTCTGTTAGTCTACCACTGGAGACATAGCCATTATAGTTAGAATTTGACCACAAATCATTTTGAATTTCTTCTGAATTTTCTAAAATATACTTAGCCTTTTCAAAAAAGTTAATATAATCTATCATTACTGGTGGTTTAGCCATCCAATAATTACAAAAAAATAATTTGACCGTTGGATCAATTGCTTCTTCTACCGAATATCCTAGATTTTTAATCAAATAAATCCATATTTTCCTAAACCTTTGTCCATGATCTCTTGTTGCTTGATACAGCAAGTTCATAGTGGTTGGTGCAAATGCTACTATGTCAGGATTTTTATCTTTAATGAGATTAATATTAATTTGATTATCTAGTTTTGGTAATTGAATTTTTGTGTAACTTCTCCAAGATAATGTACCTACATAGTCGTGATTTATCCATTGATCTTGATGATTCAGCAACCAAGTATCATACATAATATTTTCTAAATATATTGTAGTATTAATATTGATTACTGTAGACCAAGACTTATTGCTAAATTGTTTTATCGCAGTATCCTCTGTTTTACTATCATACGAGAGTATATATATTTTATATTTATCCTGTAGCATAATTATTCATATCAATATGTTCTGAGGATTCCGCTTCTTTTTGTTTCATTTGTGTCTGGTGATCCAACCACTTATTATCTGTTATATGATTATAAATATCCCAAGCAAGTTTACTAACGCTTTTACTAACACCACTAGCGTCTGGAGTATCTAATTTAGCCCAATAATAACTGGTAATCTCTCCATCTTTTTCTTTTAGGGTTTCATAGCCTTGTTCTTTAGCCCATTTTTTAATCTCACTCCATAGCATATTATGCCTCAACAACTAGTGTTATCGGTTTTTTCGGGACGATCAGAATATTTACGAGTTTTTGGATCATAATTTTCAAAAGGTTTATCATATCTTTTCCAGGCATCCTTATGTTTTAGTCCAATAATCTCCACTCTTTGCTGTTTAATAATATCTTTCTGATAATTAATTAGTTCATATAACTCTTGAATATAATCGTATACTTGTTCATGTTTGTAAGCATCCATGATCGTTTTAATGCGATCTGGATTCATCGGCTCGTATTTAAAAGTGCCGTCCCAACTCATTTCTGTAATTGCTCCATAGCATTATATTTATCTCTATGAAGCCACCCAGCAGCAAATCCTGACAGATAAACATCTTTCATAACATGAATAGAACTTTTATTTTGGTTTACATATTGGATATTTCGTTCAATCCACTCATGGAAACTCTTTTCTTCGTCACTCATATCATCCATTATTTTTTAACCTTTGCTATATTATATTTCTTAAATATTTTATTTATACCAGCAATTACTAGTGGATCAGTCATATTGATAAGTTCAGTATCGTCATTATCTGTTATGTATGCTTGAATTTCATCGTTCAAAACATCTTTACAATATCCTTTATCCAAGATATACTTGTTTGTCTGTTTAAGTTTAGACTTATTCTTGTGTAAGAATTCATCTATTTCTTGTCTATATTCTATATTAGAAGCATACAAAGCATGAGATAGTTCATGTCTTAATATGCTATTATTTTGAGCACCTATAATATAGAAATGATCATTACGGTATCTCAATAAGTCTAATAATCTATTTTCTTCTGGTGTTAATGGATCAAATAGTCCTTCTTTAAAAGGAATTAATACTTTACTGGGAAAATTAAATCCTACCCAATGAACATGATAAGAGTTTGAGCCATAGGTTTCAGAATACCAATGTCTCAATTGACCAACAGTAAAAATATGATTACGAAATTTAGGATTAGCACTTTCATAATGTTCTTGAAAACGCATGAAAGTTAATCCAAGTTCTTCCTGAGTATCTGCCCAAACCCACACACTATTATAGGGTTGTTTTTTAATATTTAACACTATTCTACCTCATAAAGTTCAGGAAATAAATCTAGATATAAATCCCCAAACGGCACTCGTATACCATCATTAATTTCTAAACCCAAAATAGGAGATTCTTCTTCATGTTTTATCATGCTTCATCTTTAAAATATCAATAACAATACCAGCAGCATAAGGAATAGTTTTATCGCTCATAAAACAATCTGTCAAAGCATAGTCTATATTAGTGGAATTTTTACAGTTATTAAATTCTTCATACCATTTAGGATATTCATTCTTAATGTAGAAATTAATCCTATTAACAAATGGGTAGATTTCCTGAATTGATTTCATTTATGTCTTTTCCGTTTGATATTTTTATGAAGCCTATCTATGTATCTTTGTTCATAAAATTTTTGATTGGTTTGTTTTTGATTATCTGGTTTATGACTTTTCTTTTTTTTAATCTTTAATTTAATAGATTTATAGCCATAAAAAGCCATAACAAATGGAAGCGATACCATTATTACTACGACCAATACTCCAAGTAAACCAAAGATATAGGACAAAATTGTAAAGATATAACTAGTATTTAGCATATATTAATCTTTCATATTAAAAGCAATATCAAGAGTACGGGAAATAACAAGTTCACTAAACTCTGCTAAAAACTTGCCCATATCATCCTGTTTGATCACAATCTCATTATTGTTTTGACCAAAAAAATATTTTTCAATAAGACGCTGTGTTTCTTTTTTAGAAGTTGTATTCATTGTTGTCTCCAAGGTTACTCTAACTATACCATAGTTATCGGCACTGTCAAGTCAAATCTTGAATTATCTAATTAATGACGGTATTTTCTTATTGTCTGATCTTTGATAGATATGAGGATAACTCCAACAACTTTTAAGATTAAAATGATCTATAGTTAGATTCCACTGCCAATCAGATGGTGCTTTAATATCAGAATAAAAATCTATTATTTTTTTAGCCAAATTACTATGAATCATATAACAATGAGAGCATCTATCTTTAGTTTTGTTAGTAGACTCAATAGCAATCTGCTTGGTTCTTAAATCTTTATTAGGAATAGAACCTATCCAAAGAATATCTCCATTAATTTTTTCTATTTCATCAATAAAAATTGGAATGATATCATTTAATTTAAAATTTATAGTATCAATATCATCCTCAAAAATAATCCCATAATCATTTATTTGACTAATTTTCTTTATCGCCAAGATATGTTTGAGAACTAAAGATATTTCGGCTTTATTAAGATAACTACCATTAGCAGAGTGTTGATAATATATTTTTGAATGATTAACCACATCATAGCAGTCAGGTAAAAAATCCTCTATCCATTCTACTTCAATTTGTTGGTCTTGAAAAATTGGCAGTAGAAATGTTTTTCTATCGGTTGCTGGAGAATGATGTAAACAATAATATTTCATTCGTTTAAATCTACTACTATTTCGGCACCATTGGAATTCAATCTAACATTAAAAATACCACTGATTTTTTGCTCACGATATAAGAAATATATAATAGCATTTTTAATATCATCAATGCTCATATCAACTTTAATTTGATTTGGTTTCATGATTTTCCTTTAGGTACTCTACAATCATTCCACTAGCCTCATTAACATTACAACCACCATGATCATACTGAAATCTCATTATACTAAATATAGTATCTTTTTGTTCTGGTGACAACTTTCCTCGCCCCAAATCAAAATATTCATATTCAATATAATCGGCTACGCTCTCTGCGAATTCACTAAATGTCATACGAATAACCTATCCTGTAGTAATTCTTTAATTATTTGATTGATATTCATGCCATTGATAATAATTTCTTTATCCTTACTCCACTCTCCAGTGTCCATATATTTCATAGCATTATTAAAACACCAGCGAATAGCAAACTTTTGTTCTTCTGAGAGATTATTCATAGATATTCTGTTCCATCAAGAGGGTCTTGATTATACGGATAATTAAATGGGCCTAAGACTTTTCGCCTTTTCTCTTTAATAAAATTTAATACCTCAAAGAAACATTTCTCACAAAGATCAATGTTATATCGTGTACCATCATCATTAGACCCATAACCCCAGCAACTTTCAAGGGTAGCATAATCTGGCCCAACGTCAGCATAATTAGTTGTACTTTTTCCACAAGCATCACAATGAACATCATCAACTACTTTTGTAGTTTTCTTTTTCCAAGTTCTCATATCTTTCTATCTATAAATTTTAAATTAACAAGGATGATCGTCTAAGCAACTAATTTGACCTGATGGATACGGAGTATAGGTGTAAGAACCAAAATCAATGTATGTACCCATCCAATATGCTGATGATTCAATTGTTGGTATATCAGGATTTAAATCACTTATTTTAGCACAACCACTAAAAGCCGGCCCATCTAGATAAAACCAATCATCTAAACTAGCATTAGTAATGTTAGTATCCTCAATATCTGTTAAGATTAGATCAACTTGAGGTACTCCAAATAATGGATAAACTGGACAAGCAACTGTGAATAGTCTACTAACTGGATTTGGACTAGGAGAAGGAGAAGGTGAAACACTGGGGCTAGGAGATGGAGAAACACTAGGATTTGGTTCTAAATCAATAGTCACGGTTGTTTCTAGAATATTATCTAAATCTATATCTATAGTAGAAGGATTAACACCCGAAGGTATATCTATACTTATGGTAGTAATAGTTAAATTACTATCAACATCAATAGATAATGATGATGTAGATACTCCAGACGGTAACGATATGTCAACATCTGCAACATTATCATTTATTAAATCAATATTTATATCCATATAGTATATTTATTCGCAACTGGGTATATTATTTGGAATAAAACTTTTATTTTTGGTAATTGTACCAAATATTGGTCTATAAGCATTAGTAGGAGTTTTAACATTTAGTTCATAACTTGCTGTTACATACAACATACTAAAATAATTATAAGAATCAACAGTATATTCGCTCTCCCTTAAATAAGGAGAATCTTTTAATTGATCCCAAGTTAATCCAGATTCATTAAAGTATGAAGCAGTATTAGAGTATAGGGTTTGTGGTAATCTTTTTAAGGTTGTCATATCTGATGGAAGCACAAAAGAAATTGTATCGTCAGATAGTGTTAATAAAGAATAATCTTTAAATGGATTATAAGTATTTGGTGCTGGGCGAGTTGTGAAACAACGTACTTGTTTTGCAGCATTACTAAGTATTCTACTATACCAACCTAAAGATAATCTTTTACCTTGATAAATATATGATGTTCTATTCGCTGTAATAGATGTAGTTGGTATTGCATAATTGCGATCTAAAACACTATTAAATAGTCCTCCATAACTAGGATCAGTATCATAATATAAGATACTTAATGTAGCACATGTGCCAGCAGGAAAATTACCAGCACTATTTACAAAATTCATTGTAAAACCAGTACCTTCTTGAACCGTAAAGTCTTGTCTTACGCCTGGGCTACCTAAATTTATAGTGGACATATTTAAGCCTTTTTATGGGGAAGTGTAGTAAATTATATGTAACTATTACACTAAATGTGTTTGTAGCCTACAATTTTCACAAAGCGTAGTTATCCATCCGCCCTTATTAACTTTTCCAGCATTTCCACACTTTTCACAAACTTTATAAGAGTATTCTTCTGCCATACTAACAACCCCACGAACATAATCATCACCACCACTATAATAGACTCTTAATCCACCATATTTTTCTTTGATTTGATCAAATTTAACAGGAATATACTCTAGTTCCGCTTTGATCTTTTCTGGTTGATCTGCTAGAATTCTTTTTCTGTCCTCTATATTTCGTTCATGTTGAAATATACGCCAGCAAAGGGAGGATAACAATTCATACCAGCCATTTCCGACCTCGCACCCCCAACTCATACACGATTCTCTTGGAGATTTAGTCCTATTAGAAAAAAGATCTGGATATTTCTGGAACAGTTGATCTTGAAGTTCTTGATCCATATTAATACTTATAATAAACTTGTTTGTAATATTCGACCACTTCCTCGTCGGTTGGAACATTATGACCGCAAATCAAACCGTTGGGGAATTTATCAATCATACTCTGTGGATAGCCATTGTCAACTAGCCATGAATTAACATCTGAATATTTATCCCGATCATAAAGTTTAGGAAAACCAAACTTCCAGCCAGAAGGAGGATCAATCCATGTAAGATTAGACATTTTGATTTCCAATATATTCATCAATATCTGGTTCAAAATCTTCTGTTTCTCCAAGAATCATAGCAGCACAATATAGAATATGTTCTCGCGGATCAT